TGACCCCATAGGTATGAAAAACGGTGGAGACCCAGATGAGGTCTTAGATAGAAAAATGTTTAAACCCATAATAGGTGGTGGTGAACTCGACGGTCCAGGAGGACCCAAAGATGATATGATACCTATTATGGCTAGTGACGGTGAATTTATGTTATCTAAAGCTACGGTCGATTTAGTTGGTGGTGGTAATCATAATAAAGGTATAAAAACATTAGAAAAATTAAATAATAAAGGAAATAGAATGTATGGCTAGTAGAGAAGAACAAGAATATTCCAGTCAAGCCCCCGCAGGGTATATAGGTGATTTATTATCACAAACTATATTCCCGTATGCGACGCAATATTTTAAAGACCAGTTTGCGAATTTAGGCACGGAAGATAGTTCACCGTTTACCTATACAGGACAAAGGGTAGCTGATTTTGACCCTAGAGAAAGATTAGCTATGCAACTATCTGATAGTGCTATTGGTAGTTATAGACCATATTTAGGTGCTTCTGCCGATTTATTAAACCAAGCGGGTGCTATGACTCGTGGTAGCACGGGACAGTTCGACCCAAGTATGATTGACCAATTTTATAATCCTTTTGAAGATGCAGTTGTAGACCAAACTTTAGAAGATATTAATAGAGGATTTGCACAATCAGATATAGGTTTACGTGATAGAGCTGTTAGTCAAGGAGCTTTCGGAGGCTCTAGAGGTCGTATAGCACAAGATGAATTAGCTAGAGCTACAGGTAGGGGTGCAGCAGAAGCAGTCGGTAAAATAAGAAGTGGTGGTTTCGGTCAAGCTTCGCGACTTGCATCAAATGCTTTCGAACAAGCTCAACGTAGGGGTTTACAAGGTGCGGGGGCATTAGCAGGAATAGGCAGAAATTTTCAAAATTTAGCACAAACCCTTCCCGCATTACAAGGACAAGATATAAGCCGAACTATGGGTTTAGGTGGTTTAGGTAGAGGTAGAAGTCAATCATTAATGGATTTAGCGTATCAAAACTTTACAGGTCAATATAATTTACCTATGCAATTAGTACAGAATCTTGGTTCGTTAACAGCTTCTTTAGGACCGTTAGCAGGTGGTTATGGCTATGCAGGTGCAACACCTGCAACAGGCTCAGCTTATACACCTAACAATTTTTCACCAAGTTATACAGGCATAGGTAATATGTCTTTACCTTTTCAACAAACACCATACACACCATCAACAGGAACACCACAAACAGGAATGCCACAAACAGGAATGCCTCCTGGTGGTATAGGTAATTTTATGTTTCCAGGATTCGGTGGTGGGTTTCCTAACTTCATGATGAGTTAATTTATGAAATTTGCACCATTTCCAACATTCGGCGGTAAACAAGGTATAGCAGGTATACAACCTATCCAAGTTCCACAAGTAAGAACATCATTTCCCACTGCTAGACCACCACTACGTAGAGCACCTGAGCCAACAACAAAAGAAAAAATTGCTGGACTACTGCCTTTTATACCTCGTGGTATAGCAGGCTTATTCCAAAAAGACCAGAAAACTATGACCCCTAGCGAGTATTATGAAAGTATAGGAGCTGACCCTGAAAATCTTACTAGAGAAGAAAAAGCTTTAGGTGCTGCTTATACTGCTTATGGTCCACAGAGAGATGTAGGAGGTTTTAGAGGCATGGATATAGTTGATTTAATAGCAGCTTCACAAATGGGTAGAGGTGCACCCGATTACACTAGAACAGCTATATCGTTAAGAGGAGCAGAAGATACTAGAGATGTAAATATAAATAAAGCTAGAGGAGAATTAATTGAAAAATTTTTAGAAGAAGATAAAGGAACAGCAACGTTTTTAAATCTTTTAGATACAGATGCACTACGAAATCGTGGAGTAACTATAATTAAGCCTGGATTTTACTATACCAAAGGCGACACTCCAGGACAACCATATTTAATTAGCGATGACGGAGAGCCACAATTAGCAGGAGAAAATTGGATTAGGTATATTGATGCAGATAGTGTTTCTGGAAGTGCAATGAAAGACGATGTATCAACAGAGTTTTTTAAAGATTACGACGAAATAAAAAACAAAGATATTGCTGCTACACAATTTTTAAATATTGCTGTACCCCAACTTGAAATGTTGTTCACGGCAATACAAGACCCTTCTAAATCAGGTATAACTACTACAGCAGATATTGCAAATTTTGCTAATAGTATGGGAGCTAACTTTAAACAGATTGCCTCTTTCTTTGGTCAAAAATATGGAGCAGGTCAAGATGATATATATGCTATTTTTTCTAAAGATGAAAATGGTGGTGGTTCAGATTTAACAAGAGGCACAGGTGTAAATGCTGAAAATACATTTAAAGCTTTAGAAAGATATCAAGCTAATCCAGACGACCCTGAAGCAAAAGCAGCACTAAACACAGCTTTTCAAACTTTAATGGAAACACAACCTACATATAAGAAAACTTTTATGGAGAAAGTAGGACCAACAGCTTTTCAAAATGTTGCACAACAAGCAAACTTTTTACAAATGGCTTATATGTTAGCTGCTATGAATGGTCAAACAGGAAGAACTTTATCTGATAAAGATTTAGCGTATCATTTACAAATCGTCGGTTTTGGTGCAACACAAGACGCTAATATTGCATACCATAATTTATTAAGAGTTACTGACCAAATGTTAAATGGTCTTGAATTAGAAACACGTAGACGTGTAAGTCCTAATATTATAAGACATCTTCATCGAACAAATAATCAAACAGGACTATCTTTAATAACTGACTTTTATAAACCACCCTTGATAGAAGGAACTAACGATTATGATTTTGCAAATGTAAATGCTTATGAGTTTGTTCCGTTTACAGAAAGAAGTTATAACAAAGGTATTAAGATTTTCGACCAATATACAAACTTACCCTCTAATCCTGACTATTATCAAAGAAAAACAGGAACGCCTTCGAATCCAAGTGCGATTATTGACCAAAATGTTCTAGATGATGAGATTACTAGAGATACAAATAATATAACTGATTTATACAAATAATGGTTACCGATACACAAACAACAGGAAATCAAATAACGGTAGGTGCTAAACAACTTTATAACCAAAAACGTGAAGCACTTGGTCAAGAATTAGCTGCAAAAACTTTACCTCAAAACCCAAACGTAACTTATGGAGCTATATTATCGCCTAAAGAATTAGAGGCACTAGCTTTAGTTTATAGTCCAGAGTTAAAAGCAGAAGCAGTAAATATTTATGGATTAGACAGTGTTAATAACTTAATTAATGCTGTTGATGTTAATAAAAGAATAAAACCTTATGACCGCCCACCACTCCCTTTTGAAATATCGGAATATTTTCCTGATTATGATAGAAGAATGGGAATCTATAATTCAGACGAGGCTGTTCGTATAAGAGAGCAGGAAAAACAAGGCATATTTACACCCTATAACCCATTAGACCAAAGAGAACTTGATATGAGACAACAGCCTTATTTAATAGGTTTGGCTGATGGCTCGTGGGATTCTTCTCCTGCAGCAAGAGTTCAACGTCTTGCAGCTTTAGGTTTTGATGCAACTAAACAAGCAGAATACAAATTCAGTGATGTAGAAGCAGGTCGACGTTTTGCTTTCGATAGAGCTTTAAATCCACGTATTATGACTACAGCTGATTATGAACATTTAGCTAAAAAATATGGTATGGAAGGGGCTGAATTTATGTATATGAATCCTAGTAACCCTGCTGACGGCATAGCTATCAAACCAAACCCAGAAGCTGATTGGCAAGTAATAAATAGTCCGCTTATTACAAGTGAAGATACGTTTAATTTTTTATTACAAGAATTCCCCGCACTAGCATTAGATGCAGGATTAGTTATATATGCTACAAGAAAAGGTGGACGTTTAAGAATGTCTGGACCTACTTTACGTTCTAAAGGTAAAAAAATATTAGGACTTTCTGCTTTATCGGGTGCAGGTGCTGCAGGTGGTGATTTTCTACGTATGACTTTAGGAGTGGCTTTAGGCTCACATGATAGAGATTTTGATGATATTTTCAAAGAGTCAGGAATGATTGGTGCCCTAAGTTTTGGTGGCACCGCATTAATTAGCACAGGTGCACAAGTTATACCAAAAGTTTGGGGTATGATAACAGGAAAAGACGTACCTGATACTTTTTACGAACAAATAGATGATTTGTATAAAGCCGCTAGAGCAGATGAAATAGGTGGACCTGCGGGTGGGATAAATTATGGTGTAGAAGGTGTTGCAGAACTTAATAGACAAATTGAAGAATTAGCTAGACGTATGGGAGTTGATTTAAAAAAATACAACCCAACATTATCAGGTCAAACACAAACAGTAGAAGCTGCTGATTTAGAAACTATGTTTTTAAAATACGCTGATGACCCGAAGTTACGTGAAGCTTTTATACAAATAAAACTAGGTAATGACGAAGTTATAAATAACTTAATTACTAAAGTTGCTGGGTCAACATCAGATGTAACAGCAGCAGATTTATCTAAAGGATTAAGTGGACTAGCACAAGAAAATTATGATAAAATTGTAAGAGATATGGAAGATATGATTACTGAGGTACGTGGAGCTTTACCCCAAGGAGGCACCGTAGATAGTGCTGGTAATGCTTTAATGAAAGATGTAATAGACCCTAATGCTTCTTCTCCTATGTTTCAAAGGACAACTAGTCGACTAAATCAAATGCGTAATAATTATATGACTAATGCGAATGATTTAATGGAGCAAGCTTTAGCAAATCCACTGTATCAAGATTTAGTAACTGGTGCTGGATATTTAAAAAGACCCACACAAGCTTGGATAAACTCAACACGTAAAAAATCTGAAAATCTTTTTCAAGCTTTTGGTGATAAAGACGCTAAAAATGTTCTAAAAGAATTATTAGGAACTAATGGTGGTGAGACATTAAGAAGATTAACCGCAAAAAATAAAGCAGGTAAATTTGCAGGACCTGACGAATTAGGTTTTAATTTAAGAGAATTACATGACGCTAGAGTTACTTTAAATGATTTTGCAAGTAGATATGCTGATAAATATCCGAAAGCTGCACGATTAGCAAGAGATTTAGAACGTGGGTTTGAAAGACAAATAGATGAGTTAATTAATAGTGCTGTTAGACAACAATTAACTAAAGAAGGTATAAACCCTACACCGAAAGCGGTGATGCGTAGAAGAGCAGAATCAGGTTTTGGTGAAGATTTAAGAACAGCATGGACAACACAAAAAGAAGCTATAAAAGATTCTTACTCTCAAATCATAAGAGAACTTTTAAAGAAAAATCCTGAAGATGTTGCTAGATATATTTTAAGTACAAACTCTAAAAACGCTAGCAGTAATACTAGATTAGAGCCTTTATTACGAATATTGAAAGCTGAAAACGGCGATGAATTAAGACAAATACAATTAGGAGTAGCACGGTATTTAGAAGCGGAACTTTTAGAAGATACATCTAAAAGTTCATTACAAAGAGCTACAGCTTTTAGACAGTTTGCTAGAGAAAATAAAGGCACTTTGAGAGCTATATATGGCGATGACGTGCCGATTTTTCAACCTAAAAGATTTATTGACGAAGTTATAACGCCGTTAGAAAGAATGAATGATGATTTATTGTTTTTAACAAACCGTTTCGGTGTGTCAAATTTAGGTAGACCTGACGAAAGAATGTTTAATATTGTAGAAAATATATTATCTGCGGGTAGAACACAAAAAGAGTCTGGTATTTTATTAGACGATATACAATTTTTTTCAAATATAGTAAAAAGAAATCCAGCTTTACAAGAAGGTATGGCAGATGTAACTAAAAGATATATATTACAACAAATACTCAAACCCACTGGCAGGAGAGGAGCACAATATTCTTACGACCCTTTTGCATTAGATGACCTTTTATATAAGGGATTTGGACCTGAAAACATGGTCGGTCCACAATTAACTTTTGATAATTTTATAAAACCTTTATTAGGTAAAGAAGCAGATGAATATGTTAAAAATTTAAAACTATTAAATGAGATGATGTTAAAAGAAGCAGGTCAGGCACCTACTCCCCAAGTACAAAGAAAAGTAATGGGTGATGAGTATAAACAAGGAGCTAACATAGAAGATGCAAGATTTTTACAGAGAATGTTGATAGCTCCTTTAAGTATTGTAGGTAGAAGGGTGAACGCTCTTTTACGTAATCAAGAGAGGAGGTCAAGAACACATATAGGTTATATGGTTTTAGACCAAAAATATGCAGATGCTTATAGAAAATTTTACGAGGGTAAAATAAGTTATGACCAACTTACTAATATTATGTCTTCTTATGGTATAGTCATATATCAAGATTTAGGTAGCGAAGATGAATTATATAACGAATATGAACGAGCTTTACAAATTCCAGAAGATAGAGAAGAAGTAAATTTTCCTATGATACAAGATAATAAAATTATAGATAAAGTTATTTCAGGGGGTATTTATTAATGATTTACGATGATATAGGTAGAGACGGAATATTATCATTAGCAAACGCAAGACGTGACGCTAATCTATCTCGTATGGAAGCAACAGACCAATACGAAGCTGATGTTGCAGATTTTAAAGATGCTTTAGTTTCTGAAATAGAAAATGATTTTATGTCTAGTGGTGATACTTTTAAAAACCCCTCGAATATACAATCCCCCAGTATACTGCTAGACATTCCCCAAGAAGATGTTTTTCTACCTCCTTCGTTTGATGATTATTTGTTCGATGAATTACCTATAAACGTGCCGCCTAGAGATGAACAAATATTTGTGCCACCTGTAGATAACATCTACGAAGATATTTTTACACCACCTATAGACGATTTACCCCCATTTAGACCACCTGTAGATGATTTTCCACCGTTTGAGCCACCTGTAGATATGCCGCCACCGTTTACACCACCACCGTTTACACCACCTATAGAGCCACCGTTTACACCACCTATAGAGCCACCGTTTACACCGCCTATGGACCCACCGTTTAAACCACCGTTTGATGACGGTATAATAGACCCACCGTACGACCCACCACAGGACCCACCACAGGACCCTCCGTATACACCACCTCCTCCTGTAGATGTTCCTACACCTAGGAGACGTATGTATAAACCACCAACTGATTTTAGTAGTGGCGTTCCTAGTATTCGACTTTCTCCAGGAATTAGTACAAGAACATTTGGTCAAGCTCCTGGCTATGTTACTACTCCAATTAAAAAACCTATACTTAAACCACCACAAGTGCCACCTAAAGAACCACCTAGACCAGGAGGTATGAAATTTGGTGGACCTTTAAACGCAGGTATTATGAGGTTGCCGCAAAGTCAACAAGGTGATACAATGACTACAAGAATATTTCAAAACGCTTTTAAGCCAAGGAGATAAAATTATGATGAAAGGTATAATGAGTAAACTAGACCAGTTAAGAAACATGGGTATAGAAAGTGGACCTATAGGAGGACCTAATAACCCTGAATCATATCCAGGACAAGCCAAAGAGCGAGGTAATCAAACACCTGTGCCTAGAGAATTGTTAGCAGGTATGGGTATAGAAAGCGGTCCTGTCGGTAGCCCAACTAATCCTGAATCATATCCAGGACAAGCAAGGGAACTAATGCAAGACCAAGCACCTGAAATGTTACAACAAGGAGTTGATACAGGACAAGATGCACAGATGTTAGCAGATGCAGTAGTTAAAAGGTCACAAGGTAATCCTGAAACTGCTTTACAAATATTAGACACAGCAAAAAGTATTATCATGAACATTATAAGCGGTAGCGAACGACCACGAATGATGAGCTCGGGCGGTGCTACAGATACAGATAATCTTCCTAATGAAGGTTTAAAAGCTTTAGCTGAAAGCGGTGAAAAAGGTAAAAAGGCTGTAGAATCTATGGGCTATGCTGAAGGTGGTTCTTTAAACGAATTAATGAAACAAAGATACGGTTAATTAATCCAATCTTTCCATTTTTCGTCACCTAATACTTCTTGTGCTAAGTCTAGTTTATTTCTAAGAGCTTTTACTATTTTCTCATCTACAGTTCCTTTAGCAACTAAATCAATATAAGTTACTTTATTTGTTTGACCTATACGATGAGCACGGTCTTCAGATTGTAAACGTTTTTCGAGGTCGTAATTATTGCTGTAATAAATAACATTTTTAGCTTCAGTTAATGTAATACCATAACCACCTGTTTGAGTATTACTAATAATATATTGTAATTCTGAATTAGGGTCTTGAAACCTACGTATAATTTCTTGACGTTCTTCATCAGGTGTTTCACCGTAATAAGTCGCTACACTATCTGTGCCTGTAATACCTTGTAATGTTTTAAGTATTCTTTTAATATCGTATTGATAGTTCGCCCATATAATAGTTTTACCTTGAACTTCTTGTAATACGTTTATTAATTCATCTAGCCTATTATTTTTTATTTCTACTTCGTCTCCTTGGTCGTGTTTAACAAAACCACAAACAACTTGGTGTAGTCTTAATATCTGTGTAAGAATAGATGTTACGCTAACTGTTTCATTAGATTCTAATTCTGCAACAGCATATTTAGTTAATTCTTTATATACTTTCTTTTGTTCAGGAGTAAGTTCTACTTCTCTAGTAGTGTATATTTTATCTGGTAAATCTAAGCATTCTTTTTTCAAAACTCTAAAAGAAAAACTATCTAACGATGATGTAAGTTCATCTAAGTTTTGATATCCGACAACCTGTCTAAAACTATGTGTTCCTAACTTTCTATTCATAACTTGTGCATATCTATTTTGAAAAGAATAATAAGAGCCGTAACCTAACAAATGTGTATTAAGAAATGCACATTGACTATATAAATCTAGTGGTGACCTTGTAACAGGGAAGCCTGTAAGTATTCTGCGATATTTTGTATTAACAGCGAGTTTAACTAAATTTTTAGTTCTTTGTGCTTTCGGGTTTTTAATAGTAGTAGATTCATCTACAGCAATAAGTGAATTAGAGCTAAGTATAAATTTTTCTACAAAAGTAACACCCTTCTTCGTACTAAAAGCTTCTACATTTACGATAAATATTTTAAGTTCGTAACAAGGCTCAAATAATTCTACTAAATCTTTCTTTTGTTTTTTATTAGGAGCAGGATTCCATATAGCCATTTTATATTCAACATGGTCAGGCATATGGCTTGGTATTTCTTTCTCTAACCAGTTCCTATATACTCCTTTAGGTGCTACTATAATAGCGGAGTTTATAGCTCCTTTATCATAAAGTAGTGCAATATTATCTATAAGGACTTTAGATTTACCTGTACCCATTTCCATAAAATAGGCGTACTCGTGTTTTCTCCACGATTTTTGCAGAGCTTTTAACTGATGCTCATATGGTTTAGTTTTAAACTTATATTTAATTTCCATTTTACTTTCTAATTTCTAGTAATAATAATATAGTAAAACTAATAGAGTTTAAAGACCAAAATAATAATCTTCTAGTCCGTTTAGTAAAGCGTTTGATTTAGAAATCTATTACTCTATTAGAGATATTAGCTATTTATAAAAAATTTTTTTATAAAATAAAATATTTTTAAAATAAATAATACTAATAGCTTTACTTTGGTAAAACTCTATTATAAATTAAAAGCCTAGAAATAAGAAAGGAGAAAAAATGACAGTATATGTTGTTCAAGAAGTTCCAGGACGAAATATCGCAGGTGCTAGACAGTACGGCGACTTTGAAGTCTTGTTACCTTCTAATACACAAATCATGTTAAGCTCTGGACCTTCGGTGCGTAGGATGAAAAAACTTCTACAAGACTATAAAGAAGGAGATTACTTATTGTTGATAGGGGACCCTGCCGCTATAGGTGTGGCGTGTTCATTAGCTGCATTTTTTAATCGAGGTAAATATAGTATATTAAAATGGGATAAACAAGAAGGCTTGTATTATCCTGTAGATATAGACATACATCAGAAAGGAGAATTAGATGAGTAAACCTACATTTGAAGAACTTATTGGTAGTAGCGAACCCGACTCATGGGGGAGTAATGTTACTGATAATGAATTAAACACCGTTTCTAGTTTAGCTGAAAAACAATTACGTCTATCCGATGAAGTTGCGAGTATTGAAGAAAACTTAAAAGCTAAAAAAGAAGAATTGCGATTATGCCAAGAACAAGAGTTACCTGACGCTATGTCAGAAGCAGGACTCTCGCAGATAACTTTATCCTCTGGAGAAAAGATATCTATAAACGAGTTCTATAGTGCTCATATATCTAAGGCTAATCAGCAACAGGCATACCAATGGTTATTAGATAACGGACACGAGGGTATTATAAAGAACGAAGTATCTTTAAAGTTCGCTCGTGGAGAAAGTGCTATAGTAGATGAAACTGTTTTAGCACTTAAATCTCGTGGTCTATCACCAGAGGTTAAACAGAGTATTCATCCCTCTACATTAAAAGCTTTTGTTAAAGAGCAATTAACTACAGGGAATGATGTTCCAACCGAGCCTTTTGGTGTCTATATAGGCACTAAGGCTATCATCAAAAAGGAGTAAAACATGATTGATGAAGATAAAAATGTAGCCCCCAAAGCTACAACAAACGTAGTCGCTTTCGATGATACTTTATTATCAGAAGGGACTGGTCTAGAAGAAACTACGGTAGAGGATTTTGCAATTCCTTTTATCAGAGTTTTACAACCCATGTCTCCACAGCTTAATAAAGCAAGTGGTAACTATGTAGAGGGTGCGAGTGCAGGAGACCTTTATAACACTGTAACAAATAGTGTTTATGACGGTGCCAAAGGAATAACTATTGTTCCATGTGCTTATACTAAAAAATACATAGAATGGGTGCCTAGAGAAAAAGGCGGTGGTTTGGTCAACGCTAACCACGATATTTCTATCCTAAATAAATGTAAAAAAGACCCTGAATCTAGGAGATTTTATACACCTGAAGGAAACGAGATAGTTGAAACAGCACAGTTTTATGTGTTGGTGTTAGAGCCAGAGCCTCAACAAGCAGTTCTTGCATTTACTTCTACACAATTAGGTGTAGCACGTAAATGGTTAACTATGATGAGAATGGCTAGAGTACAAACCTCTGCAGGAAAGCATGTAGAAGCACCTATGTTTGCTTATAACTATATTCTTTCAACAACAACTCAATCTAATGATAAAGGTACTTGGAATAGCTTCAGCATAAGCCAAGCAAATCCTACTGTTATCGAAGATGCACAGACTGCTAAGACATTTATGTCTGCAGCAAGAGCAGGTGAGGTTGAGGTTAAAGAAGAACAGCTAGACGATTCTGTTACTTTGTAGCCATGTCGTTAGCTGAAACGTTCGCTAAGAAGTATGCAGGACTACGTTCTGCATACGGAACGTTTACTTCTACAAATGAAACTAGAGAGGACGGCAAAGCCAGTGGTAAAAATATTACCATATCTAAAAACCTAGACGATAATGATGTCCTAGAGTTATGGACAAAACATCTATCGGGTCAACAAAGTTTAGGGATAGTCCCCATAAATGAAAATAACGAGTGTGTGTGGGGGGCTATAGATGTTGACGAATACCAATTAGATTTAAAACAACTAGCTATTAAATTAGCAAAACAAAATCTGCCACTAATAATCTGTAGAAGTAAAAGTGGCGGTGCACATATATACATATTTTTAATAGACCCTGTCCCTGCTTCTATGCTACAAAGAAAACTTAGACAGATTGCCGCTTCTATAGGCTATGGTCAAGCAGAGATATTTCCTAAACAAACTAAACTATTATTAGATAGAGGGGATAGAGGAAGCACACTTAATATGCCGTATTTTGGTGGCGAAAACTCAACAAGGTATGCTTACGGCGTAGAAGGACAAGCACTTACACCAACAGAATTTATAGAACGTATAGAAGAAATACAAATAAACTCAAAAACATTAGAACTATTAGAGGCTAGCCCTTTGAATGAACAACATGAATGGTTAGACCAAGCACCACCATGTATTCAACATCTAGTTGTACAAGGTTTTCCTAAAGGCACACGTAATTCAGGATTGTTCAACGTTGGTGTATTTTTGCGTAAAAAGTATGCAGACGATTGGGAAAAAAGACTAGAAGATATTAATATACAGTATATGCAACCACCTTTAGGTGCACAAGAAGTTCTAACAGTTGTAAAACAATTAAAACGTAAAGATTATTTTTATAGATGTAATGACCAACCCATAGCAAGTCACTGTAATAGTCCACTATGTCGAACTCGTAAGTTCGGTATAGGAGCCAATGGTGGCACACCTTTATTTAGTAATCTTACAAAACAAGATAGTGACCCACCGATATGGTTTTTAGATGTAGAGGGGGGTAGACTAGAACTAGAAACAGATGACCTATTAAATCAAAACAGGTTTCAGCGTAAATGTATGGACGCTCTCAATAAAATACCACCTAAAGTAAAAGATAATGTCTGGAGACAAATTATACAACAGCTACTAGATGTTATTACTATTGTAGAAGTTCCTAAAGAAAGTTCTACTGAAGGACATTTTATGGAGCTATTAGAAGCTTTTTGTACAGAACGACCTGCTAGAGAAAGAGATGAATTATTATTACATAAACCATGGACAAATAAAGGTAAAACATATTTCAGATTAGCAGACTTGATGGATTATTTACATAGAAATAATTTTAAAGAATACCAAAGAAACAGGTTAACATCTAAATTAAAACAGCTTGATGGTGAGCCTTATTTTTTCAATATTAAAGGCAAAGGTGTAAACGTATGGTATATTAATGAATTCGAAACTCAAAATGAGCCCCACGACTTACCAGAGTTTAACGATACAAAAATATGATAGATTTTAAAAAAGGATATTTCAAAAAAGAAAACCCTGTTATTACTGATTGGGATGAGCCTACCATACGTGAGTTTAACGGTCATAAAGTTTTAGGCAGAAAAACAGTCGGTTATGGAAATACTTTTGCATACGCAGGTAAAGAATATAAAGGACGCTTGTGGACAGATAACCACCGTATCTTTAGAATTAAAACATTAACTGAGTATATGCTATTACGAGATTATGATTTACGAGTTGATTTTTCGTTTTGTCTATGTGGGTATTATGGTGTTGATGGCAAAGGAATCCCCCACCACAGCGACACCGTACCCACATTAGATGACTTAGTTGTCTCTATATCGTTTGGAGCACCAAGAGTATTTACTTGGCGGTATTATCAAAATGAAATAAAAAAGAAAACAGATACAAGCGAGATAGAAACAAAAATAGAAAACTTTGTAGTTGCTGAAGATACATATCTATTAGAACACGGCGACGTATTAATATTCGATGGACATAGCCAGATGAAATCTACTCACGCTGTACCCGACATCGTTGGTGCAGAAGAAAGAATTAACCTTACATTTAGGACGGGTATATGACGTTACCAAGCCATACCCAAGTTATTCTTGGACCACCAGGAACAGGTAAAACGACGACTTTACTAGATTTAATTGAAAAAGAACTTGATTCAGGAACAGAGCCCACCGATATAGGTTTTTTTACATTTACTCGCAAAGCAGTCAACGAAGGTAAAGAAAGAGCTATAACTAAGTTCGGAATAACTAATACTCAATTACCATACTTTAGAACTCTACATTCATTAGCGTTTAGACAACTAGGATTAACAAGAGAAAACGTTATGGGTAAACAAGATATAGATGAACTAAACGAAAAACTAAACCTAAAGCTTACAGGTAAAACACAATCAGAAGACGGTCATCTATTCGCTATGACTCATGACGATAGGTTAGCGTTTATAGAAAATTTAGCACGTATGCGTTACGTATCGTTAGAAGACCAATGGCATGACGTGGACGAAGCTGTGGGTTGGTTTGAATTAGAACGTTTTGCTAGAGGATTAAAATTATTCAAAGAAGATAAGTTGTTAGTTGATTATACAGATATGTTACATAAATTTATACACGAAGGAACTATACCAAAACTAGACGTTATGTTCGTAGATGAAGCACAAGATTTATCACCTGTTCAATGGGCTGTTGTGCGTAAGCTAGCAGAAAAATCAAAACGAATATATGTGGCAGGAGACGACGACCAAGCTATTTATAAATGGGCGGGGGCAGATGTAGATTATTTAATAAAGAATAGTAAAAATGCTATGGTATTAGAACAATCTTATAGGATACCTTCTAGCGTTCATGAGTATGCTAGACGTTGTATATCGCAAGTTAGTTCACGTATACATAAAGTATGGCACCCACGAAAGGACGAAGGAATGGTACGTTGGGAGCCGAGTATAACATTACTAAATATGGAAGAAAGTGATTGGCTTGTACTAGCGAGAACAAATTATCTATTAGAAGAAGTTGATGAGTATTGTAGAAACGAAGGTTGGTTTTTCGAAGTTAAAGGTAAAACGAGTTTGCCCGAAAGCAAAGTAAGAGCTGTTATAAATTGGCAACGCCTTAGAAAAGGTGCCCGATTACCACTAACAGAATGTGCTAATATTCTTAAATATATCAAGGTAAAAGATTTTAAAAAGTTAGATTTATTAGAAGCGTCAGCAAAGCCTAATCTGACATCACTTAAAGAACAGTTTCCAGATTTACCTATAGGTGAATGGTACGATGTTTTTACTTTACTAAGACCTGCAGAAATTAGCTATATAAGAGCGATGTTACGTAGAGGTGAGAAAATAACAAAAGAACCACGTATACGATTATCTACAATACACGCAGCAAAAGGCGGAGAGGCTACCAACGTTGTATTACTTACTGATATAACTACAAGGGTGTATAAAAATTATCAGAAAAATCCTGATGATGAAAATAGAGTGTTTTATGTAGGTATGACAAGAGCTAAAGAAAATTTATATTTAATTGAACCAAAAACTACTAGATGTTTTCAAATTTAAGTGCTTTACTTTGCTATAAATGTAAAGTATAAATATATGGTAAATTTATGTTTAAAAGAAAGGAGAGATATATGAACATATTTTATTTTAACGAGTGTCCTGTAAAGTCGGCACAAGACCAACCCGATAAGTTGTTGGTTAAAATGCCGCTTGAAACAGCACAGATGTTATGTACCGCCCATAGGGTATTAGACGGCGATGAAGAATCAGATAAGCTCGGTTTATATAAAACTGCTTATAAAAATCATCCGTGCACTATATGGGCTAGAGAAACAAGTGGTAATTATAGATGGCTCTATAATCACTTTATAGCGTTAGGTGACGAATATACTCACCGATACGGTAAAAATCATCTTAGCGTAGAAAAGTTAAGGGAAGCATTATATTTAGCACCTGCTAATATAACTATTAATGCGATGACACCTTTAGCACAAGCTATGCCTGATGAGTATAAGAATAAAAACCCTGTAAAAGCGTACAGGGATTATGTGATACATGAAAAACATTACGCTCAATGGAATAGAAATAGACAACAACCAAGTTGGTGGAGGTAAATTATGTCATCTATTAGAAAGAAACTTTTAGTAAACGAAAACGATAGTAAAAACACAAGGATGGATATTGCTAGTGCGGGTGTATTAGCTAATTGGCGTCCTGATGAAATAGCTCATATGAGTCGTTTCGATAAAATAGCTTCTCTATGTATAGAAGAAGCAAAAAGATTAGGCAGACCATTAGATACTTTTGAAGTAGGCTGCGGTGAATGTTGGGCTTTAAGAAACCTATATAAAGCATATGTTATTAAAAAGACAGATGTTATAGCTTCTTTTTATGGCACAGATATAGACCCTGCTTGTGAAATGGAATTACCTTATTGGTCTAACGCGGGGGGTAAAGTTATGGACTCTACGTGGTTCCAGAATTTTAATCCAACGATAGTAATTCAAGACTTAACAGTCGACCCTGTATTTAAACTAGAGGACGAAAGTATAGATTTCTTTTGGTCTACTGAAGTTATTGAACATATGGGTAGACAGTTTATAGCTCCGTGGCTTGACGATGTAGCTAGGGTGATGCGTCCTGGAGCTTTAGGTTTTGTATCTACTCCTAACCATGACGGCTCTAACGATAAACTACCTGAAGACCACGTATATGAGTGGGGTTTCCAAGAACTAAAAGATGAGTTAGAAAGAAACTTTACTATAGAAGCTGTTACAGGAACATTTATACAAATGCCTAATTTAAAGAAAGCTATGAAAATTCCTAACTTAGGATGGACTCCAGAACAATTTAGTATGTTAGAAAATAGATACGGTAGACAGTTTTTAAGAGTTGTTGCTGCAACATTCTATCCAGAATATGCGAATAACTGTTCATGGGTATTGCGTAAAAAGTAATGTTTATTCAAGAGGAACTTGATAGATACTTGTATTGGCAAGTAGAGAGGGAAAACATCAGACTACAAAAAGAAGTCCAAAACTTCCCACCTCCTTGGACTGATGACCCTATACTTCAGCAGTATAAGTTCTGTCAAGTTTTTCGCGAAGAAGATAGAACAACTCGTTGGTTTAAAAAACATATACGAGAGCCTATGCGTGAAGATACTGACGTGCTTATGGCTACGGTTATTTTTCGTTGGTTTAATTGGATACCTACTGGAAGAACTCTGATAAAACACGACTTACTTAAAAATTGGGATAGAAAAAAAGCGATAGAAGAAATAACTAAACAAGATAAATGGGTCACAGGAGCTTATATAGTAAAGTCTCCAAACGGTATGGATAAAGTTACAGGTGTAGCAGAATGTATAACCCATATGTGGGAACGTAAAGATTATATGATAGAAAAGCTTGTAAAACGTAGAGATAATAATGAAAGTTCTTTAGAGTATTGTTGGAATTTATTACGAGAATATCCATACATGGGACCGTTCATGGCTTATGAAGTTGTTACAGATTTAAGATTTACTTACCTATTACAAGGAGCAAATGATAGATATTCATGGGCTAATGCAGGTCCAGGAGCTATGCGAGGACTAAACAGATTAACAGGTAGACCATTAGATTTTTGTCAGCGTAGCCATGATTGGTGTAGTGAAATGGTGGCGTTATACGATATAGCACTACATAAACTACCAGTAAACATAACTTTTAGAAATGATTTACCTTATGAGATGAGAGAAATAGAGGGGGGTTTATGTGAGTTTGATAAGTATTCTCGTATTTATAAAGGCGAGGGAAGAACAAGGTCTATGTATACCTATGACGAAAATTTACCATTAGTGGAGGAACTATGAAAGTTATAAAAGTTAGAAATGTAAACGAGGCTATTTTAAGAGGTGTAGATTTATTTCAAGATGAAACAAATTATATCGAACAAGACAGTAGAAACGGTAAAACATTAGAATGTGTTGACCCTGTTACTACTGTATACCTAAAACCAACAGAAAGAGTATGTCTTATAGAAGCAAGAGATGCAAATCCTTTCTTTCACTTTATAGAAAGTATGTGGATGTTAGCAGGCAGAAACGATTTAAAATCATTAACTTATTATGTTGCGAGTATGTCTAATTTTTCAGATGATGGCGAAACTCTATGGGGTGCGTATGGTTATAGGTGGAGAAAATATTTTCATAAAGACCAAATAGATATGATTGTAAAACTTCTTAAAGAAAACCCAGACGATAGACGTGCAGTATTACAGATGTGGGACCCAAATAAAGATTTAGCTAGAGTCAGTAAAGATGTGCCTTGTAATACTAATATTTATTTTAAGATAAGAGATAATAAATTAAATATGACTGTTTGTAATAGGTCTAACGATATGCTATGGGGTGCGTATGGTGCCAACGTGGTACATATGTCAGTGCTACAAGAACTTGTTGCACATAGACTTGGTGTACCCGTTGGCGTATATCGACAAGTTAGTGATAGTTTTCATGTCTATATTAACGAGGTATGGGATAAAGTTAAACATTTATCTATAGATGTTTATACACCTTTTAAAAATATTTACGAAACTTTGCCTGATTACCAATGTAGTGATTTATTTATAGAACATGATTGTTTAGACTGGGAACACGATAGATTTTTTAATTACCACCCTGCAGATATCATAGGTGCTGCTAATTGGGTAAACCCCTGTTATAGAGATATTGCAGTGCCTATGGCAATTACTTATTATTTATATAAATCAGGAAAGTATGAGGAAGCATACGCACACTGTGATTATATAATTCCAAAAGATTGGAAAAACGCTTGTCTTAGTTGGCTCCGCACCCGAGAAGAGCGTAGAAATAACCATGCGGAAAAAGGAGAATAACATGAGTGCAGATTTTAATCTCATGAAAGAAGTTGCTCAAAACGATTTACAAGCTCTACAACGAGCGGAACAATCTTACGGCGATTCTTGGAAAAGACGTGGCGGTGTCGGTGCCTTTATGATGCTTGCTCGTAAGTTCGATAGGATAGAACATCAATCTGAAAAACATGGTTGGGATATCTTCGAAGCGGGTAAAGTATATAGTGGCGAGGCAGGTCTATTAGACGATATACGTGATTTACGTAGATATCTTTTACTAGTAGAACAAGAAATACTTGTTCAAACTACAGATGAACCACAAGAAATAACAGAATCTTATAACGACGTAGACGAGGAGGATATATGAGTTTTTGGAATAAATTAAAAGGTTTTTTAGGATTACCTACACAAGAAAGTGCAGAAGTAACAAAAGTTAAAAAACTTTTAAAAGAAGCAGAAATAATTGATGCTGCAATAGAAGAAGCAACAGTAGAACTAAAACCTTTAACATCAGCTAAAACTGTAAAAGAAGGCGTAGTGCCTGTAACACCTAAACGTGCTAGAACTAAAAAAGGAAGATATGTTGCTGACGATAAATCTACTCCTGATGTAAACGAAGCATGGGTAGGCGGAAAAGCACCTAAAAAGAAGAAGAAGTGATTTTGCAAAGTCCTTTATTTAAACCCGAAAGTTCATGGTCTGTGCCTGATGTGTTTCCACAGTTTGCAACTGATGAAACGGTAGCCATAGACCTTGAGACTTATGACCCTAATCTACTCATCAATGGTCCAGGTTGGGCTACAGGTAATGGTCATATTGTTGGTGTGGGTGTTGCTACAAAAGATTGGCATGGGTATTTTCCTATACGTCATGAAGGTGGCGGCAATTTAGATGAGGGTATTGTATTAAGGTGGTTAAAAAATGTTTTATCTACCCAACGCAAAGTAATCTTTCATAATTCTCTGTATGATGTTGGGTGGTTAAAAAGGGAAGGCATTGATATACAAGGTACAATCCTTGATACTATCATTGCCGCCCCTCTACTAGACGAAAATAGATTTTCATATTCGCTAGATAATTTAGGTAAAGATTGGTGTAACGAAACTAAAGATGAAACGTTATTACAAGACGCTGCACTTACTTATGGTGTTAACCCTAAAAGCGAAATGTATAGACTACCCGCAAAATACGTTGGACCTTACGGTGAACAAGACGCCATACTTACTTATAAACTGTGGCATAAATTAGAAGAACAAATTAAAGAACAAGATTTAGAAAAAGTTTTATATATGGAACTTAGCCTAATACCTCTACTTATCGAAATGCGATGGAGGGGTGTAAGAGTCGATACTAATAAAGCAGATGAAGTTAGTAGTCGATTATCTAAAGAAGAACAACTTATACAAGTAGAAATAAAAAGGAAATATGGTAGTGATGTAAATTTATGGGCTAACGCTTCATTACAAAACATATTCGATAAAAACGATTTATGGTATCCACGTACAGAAAAAGGCACACCTAGTTTTCAAAGACAGTGGTTAGAAGGACATGAACACGAGTTGCCTAAACTAATTGTTAGGGCTAGAAAGTTAAATAAAGCGAGAACTACGTTTATTGATAAAATGATAGGCGACCATGTATTTAATGGTCGTATACATGCAGAAGCTCACCCTATGCGTAACGACAGGGGTGGCACAGTCAGTGGTAGATTTAGTTATAGTAATCCTAATCTACAACAAGTCCCTGCTCGTGACCCAGAAATAGGTAATTTAATACGGTCATTATTTATACCAGAAGAAGGCTGTGAATGGGGAGCGTTTGACTATTCACAACAAGAGCCTAGACTTACGGTGCATTACGCCAACGAAATGAGTCTACGTGGCTCACAAGAAGCTGTACAACAGTATACAGAAAATAATGCAGACTTTCACCAGATAGTTGCAGATATGGCAAACATACCACGTAAACAAGCTAAAACGATTAATCTAGGATTAAGCTATGGTATGGGTAAAGAAAAATTAATTAGAGAGCTAGGGCTAGACGAGTTCGAAGCAGAAAAATTATTTCAACAATATCATGAAAAAGTTCCGTTTATAAAAGCATTACAAGACCAATGCACTCGGATAGCGAATTTAAAAGGATTTATAAAAACTATCGGTGGGCGTAGATGTCGTTTCGATTTATGGGAAAGTAAATTTGAAAGAACTACACCGCTAGCAAAAGATGAAGCAATAACAAAATACGGCGATGAACTAAAACGTTCATTTACTTATAAAGCACTCAACCGTTTGATACAAGGCTCTGCGGCTGATATGACTAAATTAGCCATGATAGAACTATGGAAGGAAGGAATAGTCCCACACTTGCAAATACATGATGAGGTAGATATATCTATCGAAAATCATGCTCAGGCTAAAAAAGTTATAGAGATTATGGAAAACTGTGTAAAAATCGCAGTTCCTCTATTAGTCGACGCAGAGCTTGGTCAATCTTGGGGCGAAGTTAAGGAGATAACTCTATGAGAGGTATAACACCAAAAAAGAAAGCAGAAAGTCAAGAAAAATATGCAATGATGTATGAGGAGTGGCTAAAACAAGATATCACTCTACTCGAATTAGCAGAAGCATATGATTTAACAAAACAACGTGCATGGCAAATTGTAACACGCTGTAAGTTAGGTGATGGCGATTATTATCTTGGAACGCAAGTTGCACGTAATAAATGGAATGAACTCAACTCTACTTATAATGATATGGAAGAAATAACAGCCGAATATAATGCATGGTTAAAGACTAAAAGTGTAAAAACTATTAGAAATAATCAGTCAGTAGTACCACATAGCGGTTGGGACTGGAAATACTAAATTTTAAGCTATATCGGAAAAATCGGTCTCACCAGACGCCACCTAAGGCGTTTTGACGGAGTAGTTAAGGGTTTAGCCTTAGAAGATATAGTCAGGGCTTAAAACGGCTTAGATTAAACAGAAAGCTAATTTCGTCGTTTTACTGCTTTACTTTGGCGTTAATCTACTTTACCCTATAGGTATGTGTAAAAAAGAGAAAGTTACATACCTACGATGTGCTTTACCCAAGTGTGATAACCCACTTACAGGAAAGCAAAGAAAATTTTGTAGTAGGAAATGTATGGTTAAAAATAACACGGCAAGTAGAAAAGGTGTTTATAAAGACCTTGACGGATGGGCAGGTGGACCGAGAAGTTTAACTAAAGTTGAAAACTCTATTAAACATGACGAAACTCATGTTACAGGTAATGGTAGATTCGCAGTTGATGACTACCATGTTGACCCAGATATATTTGCTATAGCAGAAGCTAACCATGAACAGTACGTGCAAGATAGAAATGAACACGAAGCTAAAGTTGTTATAGCAGGTTTAGAAGCATTTGTAGAAGAATACAATAAACACCATGACGTATCTTATGAAACTTTACGGTCTAAAAAATATCTAGCTAATTTAACAGAAGACCAAAAAGTAGGTATGCGTATCAAAAGTACAAAATATGCGAGAAAAAATAAAGATAAAATAAACAAAAGAGCAAAAGAAAAATATAGAACTAATAAAGAAGCTAGGAAAAAACGTGCAGTTTATGCAAAAAAATATTATGAACAAAACCTTAAAAAACCAGATTTATTCAAACATGAAGAATGGCTAAAGAAAAGAATCTCTGGCTCTTATTAAGAGAAAATCTAAAAGATATTCACCTACAGCGTATTGAAACAGGTATGACAGGTGCAGGTGTGCCCGACGTAAACGGTTGTGGTTGGGGCAAAGAATTTTGGATAGAACTAAAAGAAATACATTCAGGAAATAAACTTACTCTACGACCCATGCAAGTATCATGGTTAACTAAACGTGCAATGCATGGAGGACAGGTGTTTGTCATGGCTAGAAAAAATGACGAAATCAAACTCTACCATATCGATAGCCTAACAGGAATTAAAGAATTAGTAAAAGGTGGTTATAATCATAAAGCTCTTCTAACTCTCACCGTTCCCTACGACTGGGCTGCTCTTACTAGTGCTTTACTTTCGTAAGTTTGTTATATACTATTATAAGGGTAAGCGTGGGGCTTACAACCATATACACTATCAGAAAGGAGAATTATATGGCACATAATATAGAAACAATAGCGTGGGCAAACGATGTCCCTTGGCACAAACTAGGTGTTAAGGTAGAGTCTAATCTTACGCCATTGCAAATGTTGGAGGCGGCAGAGTTAAACTGGACTGTTAGTAAACGTCCAAGCTACACTATCGATACTCCAGACTGGAGCGACAACGTGGGGTTAATTCAAGCTGAAGATACCTACCATATTGTTCGTGACAGCGACAATACAATACTTTCGCATTGCGGGAAGAACTATGTTCCTTTCCAAAACGAGAGGGTATTTGAGTTTTTTAAACGCTTTACAGAAGCTGGTGATATGACCATGGAAACTGCAGGTAGTTTAAGAAACGGTAAAGAAATTTGGGGTTTAGCTAAAATCTCAGATGACTTTGAACTTGCTGGTGGTGATGAAATAGGAGGTTATCTCTTAATTAATCAACCACACGTAGCAGGTAAATCGATGACGATAAAACTAACGCCTATAAGAGTAGTTTGTAATAACACACTTACATTAGCTCTAGAACAAGCAGGTAATCACTTTAGAGTGCCGCATGTTAGAGATTTCAATGACCAAGTTGTTAAAACTGCAGAAGAGGCACTAGGTTTATCTAAATCTAAAATGCAAGAGTTTCAGCAATACGCTACAACTCTATCTAAAGCGAAAGCTAAACATTCTGACGTAATAGATTACGTTGCAGAAATATATCAACCAGATATGCTTATGCAATATAAACTAGAAGAAAAATTACGTTCAGAAGGTAAAGCAGTCGGTATACAAGAACCATTAGCGGAGAAACTTAATAAGTTCCCTGCATTAGCTATGGAAGGGTATTACAACTCTCCAGGTGCAAACCTTAAATCAGCTAAAGAAACATGGTGGGGTGCATTTAATGCTGTTACCTATGTCGAAGACCACCTTAGGACTTCGCAAGTAAAAGGTAATGCTTTACATAGTGCTTGGTTTGGTGCAGGAGCTAATAGAAAAGCTAAAGCACTAGATATGGCTCTATCGAGGGCTGCCTAATGGATGATTATAGCGTACCAGCCAATCTACTTGGCAGACTATGGGAAGCTGTATTCAGCAAAGCACATGAGAATGAGCTAGCACAAGAGCTAGCTGACCTTATGATAGCACAAGGCTGTGAGCAACTAGAGGGGGTCAATGACCCCGCTCTAGTGTTTATGTTTTGGAAGAAATATTTAGAAGATAATAAACTTATTAAAATCGAGGATATACACTAATGAAATTTAACATAGAAAAAGGAGTTCCTATCCCTGAAGATATCAGGGGCAGAGGCTCACAATACGCATGGGGCGATATGGAAGTCGGCGATTCAGTTTTTATAGAATTGCGAGAAGATGACAATGCAACTCGTGCAAAAAATAGATTACAACAATCTACTAGGACTTTTTGTAAAAAACAAGAACCCGAGTGGAAGTTTGTATTACGTTATAGACTTGAAGAAATATCTGACCCTTCAAACCCTACACTGGTAGAAGTATCTGGTATCAGAGTCTGGCGTATCGCTTAATGAACTTGCTGCTTTACATTCGTAAAAGTGGTAAGTATAGTAAAGCTTGGTGTCTGTATAAAAACAGATTAAATTAATATTTAGAAAGGAGAAAGATATGCGAACAGCAACTACTACTTCAAAATCTAAAAGTATGCCGCCAAAGGTTGTTGCAGACAAGCCTATAAGCAAAGCACAAGTAACAAAAGTGCCAAAGCCTGTCGCAAAAACTAGAGGTGCAGCGAGAAAAAGCTACAAGTTCAGTGGCACTATGCCTGAACAAACTGGCTTTACACCGCAAATGTATGCTTTATTACAAACAATTAGTGAAGCTAAAAAGACTGAGCTAGACCCTAAAAAGTTTACTGCTCAAGACTTAGTTGCACTAGCTGTTAAAAAAGGATTCTTGTCTACATGCCAAGACCCTTTAAGAATTTTCAGATTTTACAAAGATAGATTAGTAAGCGAAGGCTTCCTATCTGAAGTATAATTTGGAAACCGTGAGACTGTATTGCCTCAATAGTACAGTCTCACACGATAAGGTTAGCGGAAAAGTGGATAGCTATTAAAGTATAAATCCAGTTTGACGAGGAATTGATGTTTAATCTACATAGGTTAGGCTAGAGTGAAGTCATATGAACAACGCCTTATCATTTATTATTCATAGGAGGAGAATATGGAAATTACAATAACTAAACACGACGGCACTGTTGTAGAAACTAATGCTATAGCACTCGCTCGTAAGCTTAACAATGTTGTAGTCCCTAACATGGCTGATGGAGTTTTAGAAAAACCAGAAATCCGTTGGGACCAAGCTGATTTTATCAACTGCGTGATTGATACTATCGATACTATGTTTACTGAAAAAGAAATGAAATAACGTTGCTTTACTTTCGGCTTGCTGGTAGGTAAAGTATTAATATAACTAATTAAGAAAGGAGAAAGTTATGAAAGCTATATTAATTGACCCTTTTGACCAATCTGTGTCAGAAGTAGATTATAACGGAGATTACAAAGAAATATACAATCTTACAGATTGCGATACTTTCGATGTAGTATCTCTTGACGATACCAACGATATATACGTAGATGACGAAGGTTTATTGAAAGACCCTACACGTTATTTTAGAATATATAGTTATACGACCAACCAACTTGTGACCCTTGCGGGCAAAGGTTTAATACTTGGTCATAACGACGAGGGCGAGAGTATTGCCACTACGTTAGATGTTAACGAGTATGCGAAAACTATACAGTTTTTACCTGAAGGTAAGTTGGTTGCGAGAATTTGGAGTTAATTATGCCAAACCATTGTTTTAATAGAGTAGAAATACATTGTAGGTCTGAAGAACAGGCTAAAGAAATTAAAGAATTTTTACAGTCTGAAGAAACTTGTTTCGACCTAAGCCATATATTACCCGAGCCAGACTACGAAAGTATCGCAGTTAAGCCAACGTTTGGTAAAGAAGACGATACCCACCGTATGCCAAAATGGTGGGATTGGCGTATTCAAAATTGGGGTACTAAATGGAATACTTATGACGACGAGTTATGTGAAATTAATGAAACTTTAGAGTATCGTTTCAATACTGCATGGTCGCCGCCAGAAATGGCAGTAGCTCATTTACGTGAGATATATAAAGAAGAACGTGATGGCGTTAGTATTACAGCGTTTTATGACGAGCCTGGAATGGAAATCGCGGGGTATTATTAATGGATATACAAGAAGCGTTAGAATTACTTGGTGAAGTTGTTTCATCGGGGGCTAAAACAGGATACGACGAAGACGCTGTTAACGAGGCTTGGGATATAATTTATCAAGTTGTGACTGAACATGCTGACTTCGATACTCCGTAATGTTTTAGTGCTTTACTTTGGCGTTAGTCGTAAGTAAACTATTATTAAGTTTTAGTTGTGAGGAATTACTCTCGTTCATACGACCTCACAACTAGACGAGGGTGTGTGTAGGGGAAAAACGCATGCAAATCCGAGGAAGACCCACTCGGCACACACTCTCAATTTTTATAGAAAGGAGAATATTATGAACTTAGAAATTATTAAAGAACAAACATTACGGCATATCAGTAGGTTAACATACTATTTAGATATGTCTGATGAAGATAGGTTAAAAGCCTATGATTTTGTTACATCTGCTTTATGGGATTACCATAGAATATACGAGCCTTATACTAAAATCAAAGTTGCTGACGTAAGCCACTTTTTCGATATTTGGTTTGAAGATACTTACGGCAATTACAGTTATGAAGATACCTGTGTTTGTGGTTTACCACTAGAAGCCAACGGTAGAAATTGTTATTCACATATGACAAGGGGGATGTAATGG